TGGGCTGCAGCAGCTGCGATTGAACCAACATTACTCACATAACGAGGAGAACGAGAACGACCACGAGAGCCAGATCGAGATGCTTTCGATCTAGCCATTGCAGGGGTAGGAACACCCCCCCGTAATATTATAGGGGGGGTGGGAGGAGGAGGAGGACATAAATAAGATTGAGCTAAGCCACAATTTATTGATGGACATTGACTACTCGAATTCTACGCCTGATGGCAGCGTCACAGACATTAACTGGATCCACATTGCACGTAAAAATCTTAGCAACACCTGCAGGAATACGTGCAACGGCATGCCTGCAATGGATCTGACGAGTATTCTCAGTGTCAACAATCGCAATTTGCGACGTCCGCGGATAATGGTTGAAATCAACGTCATCAAAGATAATACTCTTGTGATAACCAGAACGAAAACATTTCAACTCATCAATATGTGTACAAAACAAAGAAGGCTTCGGTGCATACCGTTTAGCCCAAGTCGTTTTGCCACATCCAGACTCTCCTTTCAAGATAAGTGTCATCCGAAAATCAAACGTAAACTCCATCAAAGCTGGACAAATTTGGCCGACATGCTCGTCACTGGTAATAGTGGACAAGTCACCATGCATGCGAGTCCAAAACCAAGATGCATATTGGAATCCAATCTTCTCAGACACGCAATGAGAGTACCAGTCTTCCTCTTCTTCAAACGATAAACATAATGTTGCGAGCCCCAAGTCGACGAACCCATTACCATTCGCAGATGGCGCCTGGGCTTCGACAAATACTCCGCCCTTTTTGCAATATGTTCTACAAGCATCCCATTTGCGAGGATCCTGCTTGTTTGGATGTTTGCCTTGATAGTCAAGCCAGGTAACTGCATGTCGTTGAACATTGAAGAATTCAACGCACGCATGCAAGTGAAAGGCGCCGTCTTCATGCTTTTCTTGGGCAACAAGAACGTATTTGCAGGCTGCTTGGGACTCAAGAAAGGATTTAAGTTCGGCTGGTTGAGAATCGCAGCGAGCATAGGTGAGAAAGAATCGCTTTCCATTGTAGAACGAAGGCATGTGGCTTAGACGCAATTTCGCATTATCACATGCCATACTTTATTTGTTTATGAAATTTACATGTTATTTTCCATACCCAACCTTCAACCCTATACCCTAACCACCCAGGAAACCTTAACCCGCCTCGGGCTTTCGCCCTTCGCCTTAACCCTTAAACCTTATCAGGTACAGGGTCATACCCTGGTATTCGAGAAGATTCTATAGATTACAGGGGTAGTAGTATAAGAGTAGACAAGAAATGGATCCCCCAAAAGAAATTTCGGGAATCAAAAGTAAGAATTCTTACTTTATTTAAGAAGTGACATTACCTTTTATAATGTGCAACCAGAATTGCTCACGCTGCAAACGTATCTTCTGGAGAGAAGTTAACAAACTCAACATAGATCACCCCCGTGATCCAATAGTAATGAGAGGCTTTGAACCTAAAAGCCCATGCAAAAAATAAATTTCCCTTATGGGTTTATTAAGGAGCAATTGAATTTTGAGTAATAGAATAATATTGTCCAAGAGAAGCACGAGGCTTCATCTGTGTAAACATACACTCAACTTCACGATTACATTCATACGCACACGTAATGTAATACGTCGAATTCAAATTAATAGTATCTTCAAACGCAAATAAGGTACACGTACCAGGCAATTTCTGTTGCTTATGATTACCAACAGCATCAATTGCAGCATTACGAATAACAAAAGTGTCAAGCCACTTAATATAACCCATCTTCATAATATGATAAATATGATCACTCTTAATATTGCCAGGTTCCAATCTAACCTTTTTGGTGGTAGACTGATTCCAAAACACACTAGCAGGAGGAGGCTCCTTCAATATGCGATCAGTAGCAGTAGTACTACCAGTAGTAGGCATAGCAGTAGCCCGAGTAGTTATAACACCCGTAAAATCGGGTACAGCCTCAACAAGATGCATACCATCGATCTTAGATCGTGGCGCAGCAGTTTTAAATGAATACGATCTACCTTCAATAGGATTACTGTTGACAGTATCAACACTTTCCGATCCAGTAGCACTAACAGATCTATTCTGAATTTTCAATTCAGATTTAGCCTTAAGGTGAATAACCATCTCACGCAAAGGCAATTGACTTATTTTTCTAAAAGTGAAATTAATTCCGTTAGTGTCTGATAAATACAGATTCAACATCCACGGAGCAGTTACACTAAGATCATTACTAGTATTACCAACAACATAACCTAAAGTTACATTGAACAAATTACCAAACGAACCGGTAACTCCAGTTGCAAGATCACCAACAATATCAAAGATTGTCTCAGTAGCGGTATTTTCATACGTATAAGCAGTAATGACACCATCAGTGTCATTTTTCGTAAGCAACTCAAATTTGAAAACCTCACCAATCTTTTCAGTCATAGCATTAATACTATAACCTGCTTGCAAAAGTAACTTACGAATCAAACAAGCCTGAGCAAGAGACAACGCCTGATACCCACTATAAGTAGTATGACCAAGATATACACAATCTGGATCTGAAACAGTTCCAGTAATCTCAGTAGTAATCTTAAAACCATTACCAAGATATTGGTTTACATTTTTACGACCCTTTTTAAACTTACCTGCATACTTACCAGATCCACCAAATCGAGATTTAGATCTTCCAGGAAGAGTCAAAAATGGCTTCCGAACAGTCGGCATACTAGTACTACGAGGACGACTCGGTTCACGTGAACGAGAACGCGACCCTTTGTAACGATTATACATAGACGCAACACCTTGGGCTGCAGCAGCTGCGATTGAACCAACATTACTCACATAACGAGGAGAACGAGAACGACCACGAGAGCCAGATCGAGATGCTTTCGATCTAGCCATTGCAGGGGTAGGAACACCCCCCC